TAATGTAGATTTTCTTATAATTTTTATGACTTGTTCACTAATTTCATCAATATTATTTTCAATGCCAAACTCCTTTAAAGTATTAGAAACACATTCTTTTACTTCATCAGTGGTTGGTTCTTCAATAATAGTTTTAAGAAACATTAAATCTTTAATTACTTTTTCAAGCAATTCTTGTTTCTTAGCTTCATCTGGAACTTCATTTGTTAAATAATTAATATTAGATTCACTCTTAGTTTCCCCATTATTTAAATTTTTATGAGGATAAGAAACTGGTTCAATTGCTTCATTAAGAAGGAAACTAGCAGTTAAAGCATTAAAACATCTACTTAAATGCTTTCTTCTTTCATCATCATTTTCAAAATTTGCTTTATATGGAAAGAATGCATTATAATCAATATGACTCTTTCCTGGAATATCTCTTAAAAGACGACCAAATCTCTGAACATGAATTCTCAAGGAATTTAATGGAAATAAATCAATTATACTTTCAGCAACATCCCAATCACTTCCTTCATCAAACAATCTCACTGCAAGAACTACATCAAATGAATTTGAATTGTTTAATACAATTAATTTTCTTTCTTCTCTACCTTCAACATCAACCAAATCTAATATTCTACAATCCACCCAAACTTCTTTAATTGTTTGAATAATCTTATCTCTGAATTCGATTTTAGTCGAACCATCCACAAGATATCCTATGTAAGGACAATATATAATAGTCTTTCTTTTTCCTTCCTTTTCAAAAATTTGTTTAATTCCAGAAAATACATCTCTTTCTTTATATAATACAAAATTATAAGAAAAGGATTTTATATATCTGATATACTTCCTCCAATATTCATCAAGAGGAAGATAATACTTAACAAACTTATTTATGTCTGTAATAATTGAAAATTTATCACCCCGATAAAAAGTTGCAGTTACAAACCATATTCTGATCAAAGTATTAACATCAGTCATTATATATTGAATAAACTGACCAATCTTATTCGCTGACTCAACTTCATTGCTTTCAGGATAAAGAACATGATGAGCTTCATCAATAACAAACATCACATCATTGTACAAATCATCTGGATATTCTTGATGAAGTCTTGATAGTGTTGAGTGAGTTACAATAGCAATCCTTTGAGATAAGTTTTCAGGAATAGTTTCTTTCTGAATAAAATATCTAAGTTCTTCAATTTTTGATTCTCTTGTTGTTTCACAAAGGTTATATGTTATATCCCATTCTTCCTGTGTTCTATCAGGAAATTCTAACATTATTCTTCCAAATGATTTTGATAGAATAGTATATGGAACTGCTATAACAATTTTTAATCTTGGATTTTCTTTTAATAATGTTGTTGATACAAATTTAATTGTAGTTGATTTACCAGAACCAGGAGGTTCAGATAAAATAAATAAGGGTTCATTTCTATATTCATTATATACCTTTTCCTGCAGTGGTCTAATTGTATGAACATTAAAATTTTCATTAGCAACTCTATTCAGAGGAATAAATTTTTCATCATTCTTAATAATTTCAAATCCGTCCAAAATACTCATTTTTTATCCTTTTAAAATGTAAAGTATAATTAATATTGTTTATTAATATATATAGAATGATATTTTTATATATGACCAATCATACTCAAAAATAAGAACAAATTAAAAAGCTAAAGTAGATACGTAAAGATCATTAAAGGAGTTACATAATGGAAGATAAAAAGATTAAAGAGCCTGAAACTATAATTGTCAATATAGATGAAAATTATGGTGACTCATGTATAGCTGATGGATTTAATAAAACATCTACTAAATCAAGAAAACCAGAAGGATTTGTAGAAGTTTATTCTATTGATGAAGATGGAAATAAAAAACAAGTTGCAAAGAGCAATTTAGTTTTATTTAATGGTAGAGAATGGATAGCATCAAGAATAGCCAATATTGATAATGGAAGTATATCTCCTAATTCGGATGAATATATATCATGGTTTGGTCTTGGTAATGGAGGTGCTCCAATTGGAGATCCTTTAAATCCTAATGCACCTACTAATGGAATGACCAATTTATCAAATGAAATTGCTATACATAGTTCTGACATTAGTTGTGCTGATTTTAGAGCTGGTTCATACTACAAACATCCATTTGATGCAATAGAATTTCAACAGGATGGTTTGAATGATAATAGTTACTTGATATTAAAAATTACTACTACAATTTCCACTGATCATGCTAATGGATTCAATTTAAATGAAGCTGGGTTATATACTTCCAATAGTAATGCTGGCGAACATAATGGACCATTTAATATTTTCAGTATAGTTACATTTCCAAGTATTGTAAAGGATGATACTAGGCAATTAGTATTTTATTGGTATTTATACTGCTAAAATAAAGTTAAAGTTTAAGGGTAAAATAGAGATACCTCCAAAGGATTTTAAAAAATACGGTAGAGTTGTGTAGAAGGTATGATTAAAAATTTATTTAAATCTAACAAGAATCCGTTAATGGGAGGAAATTATTATGGGAAGTCCAATATCACCAGGTGTATATACTACAATAACTGATCTAAGCAACTATGTTGCAGCTGTTCCAAGTACTATTGGATTGATTTGTGGAATCACTAAAAAAGGTGAAGATAATGTTTTAAAATTTATAGGCGGTAGAGCTGAATTGATTTCTGAATTTGGTGAGCCTAATATTACTGAATATGGTAAAAATTATGGACAAGGAATGTATTGCGCATATAATTATCTTGGAGAATCTGGATCTTTATTCTTCATGAGATGTATGCCAGATGATGCTTCTTTTTCTAATGTTAAAATTAATGTTAATTTAGCAGCTACAGATGCTGCTGCTACTGTATCATTAAGTTATATACCATCTATTAATATTAATACTATTGCAGAAATTAGGACCTCATTACAAACTATTGGAACTACATTTCCATTATGTGTATTGTATCCAATCGGCAGAGGTGAATATTATAATTCATTAAGTATTAGATTAATAGCTCATGCAAATCCAATGTTAAATGGTATTTATATTCTTGACATATATGAAAAACAAGCTGATGGAAGTGAAGTTGTTATTGAGTCTTTTGAAGTTTCATTTGACCCAAATGTTAGAGATAACACTGGAGATTCTATTTGGATTCAATATATTCTTAATAATTACTCAAGCATTTTAAGATGTGAAATGACTCTTGATGGGGATGAAATTCTTTCTTCTGGTTATGAAACTCTTATTAAAATTTATGATAAAGAAATTGGTACTGTATCAATTAACGAAAGTGTTGGTGCTGCAAGAGTAACAGATACTAAACAAGATTTTACTGATTGGCAATCTATTGCATTTCCATATAAATTTTGTATAGAAGCAACTGATCAAAGAGGAAATAAACTTCAAGGTTGGTTAGGTCCAATAGATACTGATACTGATAAAGTTAAAATATATAATAGTAGAATTTCAGGTGCATCTCAAAATTGGATTGGTAATACTACTCTATTTGATTCATCTGGAGAAGTGACTTATATAATTAAAAAATCTCTTACATCTGTAGCAACTGCATTTACTTCAGCAGATCCAATTCCATTGAGAAAAGGAAGTGATGGTAGTCTTTTAGATACAAGTGGAAAATTAAATACTGTTACTGCTACTCAAATATTAAGTCAAGGTTATTTGGGACAATTAACTAGTAAAGTAGATGGAATTAATCCTGTTGATGATGTTCTTGATCAAGAAAATATTTATTTTTCAATAGTATTTGATTGTGGATATCCATCTTCAGTTAAAACTAGTATTTCAACCTTAGTTCAAACACGACGCGATGCTGTAGCAATTATGGATAATGGAGATAACTCTTCATTTACCAATTCTCTTGCTAAACGTAATGATGTTCATGTATTTAATAATTATTTCTGTGCTATTTATGAGGAATATAATAAAGTATATGATTCATTTACTGGACAAGATATTTGGGTATCGCCAGTATATCATATGTCATATCTATTACCTAGAAATGATAATGTTGCTGAGGTTTGGTTTGCAGCTGCTGGTTTTAATAGAGCTTCAATAGATACTATTAAAGAATTGAGATTTAATCCAAGACTTGGTCAAAGAGATCAAATGTACTTAAAACAATTAAATCCAATTGTTAAGTTCAACCCAGGTTATACTAACTGGGGACAATTGACTAGTCAGGCTAAACCAAGTGCACTTCAAGACTTGAATATTGTAAGGCTTGTTCTTTATTGTAAACGTGCATTAGAACAATATTGTAGATATTTCATTTTTGAACAAAATGATGCTATAACTTGGAGTTCTGTTTCTGGAGGTATTGTATCATTCTTAGATGATATTCAATCAAGAAGAGGGCTTTATAGTTATAATGTTGAAGTTGGAGCAACTGATTATGAAAGAAAAACTAAAACCTTTCATGT